CACGCCGACGACGTTCGGCGCGCTCGGCACCGGGTGGGCGCGCCTGGCTACGCCCGCGAGGCGTGTGAATTGTGGTTCGATCCAACGAGCCCAAGCAGCGCCGTCAATCTCGCAACGATGGCGTTCGCGCCGGCCGGCGGCTTCGGCTGGGGGCCGGTCGGCTGGGCAGAGTTGTGGGATCAGCCGAGTGGCGGCACGCGGTTCTGCCCGTTGACCCTGGTTGATCCGGCCGACGGCGTGACGCCACGAGTGACGCAGGTGGCGGCCGGCGATGTGGTGCGGATCAGCGCCGGTGGCCTGACGATCGGCCCGCAGCCGACGCCGTTCGGCACCGGGCGGTTTGGGGTTGGCCGTTATGGCACGGCGCCGACGGGCGTTGCGGTGATGAGCAAGACATTCGATGCCAGTCTGACGCACCCGTGCGAAATCGGCGCGTGGGAACCGGCGGCGATCCTGGCTGCGATCGGCATATGGCAGCCGGTGACGCTATGAGCGATTTCACCGTCACGCCGAATTTTGGGTTCTATAAGCCGACTTATAATGGCGATGAGGAACAGTGGGGCAGCCACCTTAATGACAACGCTGATGCGCTGGACACGCTGATCGCGCGGTATCTGCCGCTGACCGGAGGCACGCTGACGGGGCAGCTTGGCCTGGCCGCGGATCCGGTGACGCCGTTGCAGGCCGCGACGAAGCGGTATGTTGACAGCATTGGTGCGACTGGCGGTCCGTCCGCCACGCTGCCGGCGATGGACGGCGCGGCGTCCGCCGGCAGCAGTGCCGCATGGTCGCGCGGCGATCATGTGCATCCAACGGACACGAGCCGGTATGCGGCATCGAACCCGAGTGGCTATGTCACGGCGGCGGGTGCGGCCACCGCAGCGCCGGTGCAGAGCGTGGCGACGCGCACCGGCGCGGTGACGCTGACGCATGGCGATATCACCGACTGGACTACGGCGCTGGCGCCTTATGCGCCGCTGGCATCCCCGGTGTTGACCGGCGATCCGCAGGCACCAACGCCCGTGCCGGGCGACAACGACACGTCGGTTGCGACCACCGCGTTCGTCCAGGCGGCCACCGCGACGGCGTTGCACGATGTCGGGCGCAACCTGCTCCACAATTCGCTGTTCAATGTACAGCAGCGTGGGGCGGGGCCGTGGACCGTCGCAGGTGCATACACGGCTGATCGTTGGAAGCTCGACGTCAATCTGGACACCATAAATTGGACCGCCATTAGTTTAGGCGACACTGATCGGACGCAGATTGGCGACCAAGCGGCAGTTAAGAGCATCCATAATACATTCACTGGTAATGCGGGAGGTGCTGCCTACAACCTGATCCTTCAGCCGATCGAGAGCGTATATCGTCTGGCGGGCAAGACAGTTACGGTGTCCTTCTGGGCACAGGCGGCGAGCGGAACTCCCAAGCTTGGCATTTCGGTGGACCAGATATTCGGCACGGGCACCAATTCGCCGTCCGGGCCAGTGTATAGCAATGGGCAGAGTGTAACGCTAAGCACAACATGGACTCGCTACAGCGCGACATTCACATTGCCAAGTGCTGCATCCAAGGTTATCGGAAACGACGGCAACGACTATACGCAACTGGTTCTCTGGTTTTCATCAGGGACCAGCACCGCGACACGAGCGGGTAGCATTGGCGTGCAGTCAGGCGCTGTCGCATTGTGGGGCGTGCAGCTTGAAGTCGGCAATGTCGCAACGCCGCTGGAAAAGCCTGATCCGCAACAAGATTGGGCAAAGTGCCAGCGGTTCTACCAAGTGCTGCAAGGCATGGTGGTCTTTGGTTACGTCAATAGTTCCACGACGCTTTATGCGGGCACGTCGATTGCTCAGATGCGTGCAGTGCCGGCACAGGTTGCGACGAATATCGTCTACACCAATGCCAACAACCTGGGGATCACCATGACATCCAACTACATCGTCGTAACCGTTGTCGGGATCGCCGTCGGTATGGTGTACGCTTCCGCGACCTTCGCACTGAGCGCAGACTTTTGAGGACACCATGGCCGCAGCATACCAACTGGTCGCAACCCTCCCCGGCATGACGCAGACTGTGCAGCGCATGTCGGATGGTGCGTTCATCCCATTCGATCCAGCGAACCGCGATTATCAGGAATATCTGGCGTGGCGCGCGGAAGGCAACGAACCTGATCCGGCTGCATTTCCTGCCTCACCATTGGAGGATTGAGCGATGCCGACATTCGCCGGGCAAATGACGCAAACCCCGCCGGGCAATCCGCAGTGGCGTGCCTGCGATGGCAGTCACCTGCAAGGCTACGTCGCACCAAAGGCGCCGCAGACCAATCGCCCGCACGCCGGTGTGTCCACTGGTGGCTATAGCGATTACCTGCGCAACGTTGGCGGCTTCGCCGGCCGGCGTGGCATCGGCGCGCACCGGCTGCGGCTGCCCTACGACAAGGCGGGCACCTGGTATATCTCGGTCGCCGACGACAATTCGGAAACCAGCATCCCGGGCGCGCCGACGCCGCAGCATCCGCCACCTGGCGTCAGGTAGGCGGGGCGCGATCAATGGCCGACAGCAACACGACATATTTCGGGTTGGTGAAACCGGAGGTCGGCGCCTCGCGCGACACCTGGGGCGCCAAGTGGAATGACAACCTCGATGCCATCGATGCCCTGCTGGCGGGCGCCACGCCGATCGGTGCGCTGCTGGATTTTTCCGGTGCGACCGCGCCCTCCGGGTGGCTGCTGGCGGACGGCACGCTGTATGCGGTTGCGCTCTATCCCAAGCTGTTCGCGGTGATCGGCACAACCTATGGCGGCGATGGCGCGAGCAATTTCGCCGTGCCGGACACACGCGCGCGCGCGGTGGTCGGCGTCGGCGCCGCCACTGATGCGATCGGCCAGGCGCTCTATTATAGCATCGGCCAAAAGGGCGGCGCCAACGGCGCGTACATCCAGCGGACCCACCTGCCGAACTATGTGCTTCCTGAGTCGAATGACGGGTCGCACGCGCATACCGGCTACACCGACGCGCAAGGCAGTCACCAACACGGCGGCGCGACCGATCAGCAAGGCACCCACGGGCACATTGTTGTCGGACCCAAAATCGGAGCGGGTTGGTTTATTGCGGGTGGCTCGGCCACGCAGATCAGCGACAACCAGAGCTACCCGACCGATCAGCAGGGCGCCCACAATCACAACATCGCCACCGATGCGCAGGGCAGCCACACACACAACGTCACCACCTATTCCGGCGGCGGTCACGACCATCAGGTGACGCTCGGTGGCAGCGGTCAGCCGCTGACCGTCGTTACGATGTATCTGGCCGTCACAAAAATCATCTATTGCGGGCCGCCGGGCGGCAGCGTGCGGTCGCTGGCCGCGCCAGCGCAGGGCCGCTTCCTCGCCGCGCCGATGCGCGGTTCTCACTGATGCCGCGGCCGATCATTTTCCCTAGGCCCGGCATCTATCGCGGTGCCACGCCGAATGTGTCGGCGGGGCGGTGGTTCGACGCCAGCATGATGCGCTGGCGCGGCGGCCAGGCGCAGCCGATCGGCGGCAATGCCGCGATGGACGGCGCGGTGTTCGACGGGCCGCCACGCGATATCAAGACGTGGCACGACAATGCCGGTGGACGCTGGGCGGCGGTCGGCACTGATGCCAGCCTGTTCGCCTATAATTTCGTCACCAAAGAGACGTTCGACATCACGCCCGCCGGCGTCGGCCCGCTCGATCCGCCGGGGGCCTATGACGGCTATGGCCTGGGCGATTATTCCGCAGGCGCCTATGGCACCGAGCGTGATGCCTCGCAGATCGGCCCGGCCGATGTCTCGGCGGTGCTCGGCGACTGGTGGTCGATGGACCTGTTCGGCGAGGATCTGGTGTTCGTGCCGACGCAGGACGGCCATCTGTTCCGCTGGTCGCCGGCGACACCCACCGTGCCGGCGGTGTTGAACGCCGCTGCGCCGGATCACAACCGCGCGGTGTTCGTCACCGACCAGCGCGCCGTCGTGCTGATCGGCGCCGGTGGCATCAACCGCGCGGTGGCGTGGTGCGACCAGGAAAACGACGCGGTGTGGACGGCGGCGATCGGCAATCTCGCCGGCGATCTGCAACTGCAGACCGAGGGCCGTTCGCTGTGCGGCATGCGCGTCACCTCGGGCAATCTGATTTTCACCGACAACGACCTGCATTGGATGAATTATCTCGGTCCGCCCTACGGCTACGGCATCACCAGGATCGGCGCGAATTGTGGGCCGATTTCGCAGCGGGCGATCAGCCAGGCCGGCGGCGAGGTGATGTGGATGTCGTCGCAATCGTTCTGGAAATTCGGCGGCGCGGTGCAGTCGGTGCCGAGCGATATCAGCGATTGGCTGTTCTCGCTGATCAACCGCAGCATGGTGGGCCGCATTTTCGGCTCGCCCAATCCGAGCTTCACCGAACACTGGTTCTATTGGCCGGACGAAGGTGCCACCGAGTGCAACCGCTATGTGGCACTCGACTACGGCGAACAGGGCAACCCGTGGATCATCGGCCAGCAATCGCGCACCGCCTCGGATGTCACCGGCGCGATGCTGCGCCCGGTGCTCGGCGGCCCGGACAACCGGCTGTATATGCACGAGTATGGTTGGCTGGACGATGGCAACTCGCGGGTTGGCGCGGTCTATCTGGAAACCGGCGATTTCGATCTGTCGCAGTTCGGCGGCAGTGATGACCTGCGGTTTCATGTGCGCCAGCTTGCGCAGGATTTCACCGGCCCGGCGGATGCGGTTGGTTATCGGTTCTTCCTGTGGGAACAGCCTGACGGTCCGCAATTCGACACCGGCGTGTATCCGATCACCAATGACACCGGCCTGACCGACGCGCGATTTTCCTGCCGCGGCCTGCGCATGCGGATCGAGGCGCTGGCCGATGTGCCGTTCGCCATCGGCCGGTCGCGGCTGATCGTGCGTCAGGGTGGCGCGCGCTGATGGCTTATCGTCCGCCCGCACAGTTCGCCCCGCCGGCCACCGGCACCTTTGATCAGCGCATGCAGTTGATCGCGAATGCGATCAACCAGAAAGCCGACCAGACCTTGCGGCCGGTGTACAGCGCGGTGCAGTTGATCGCCGAGGATGGCAGCGTGTGGGCGTTGACCGTGACGCCGGCCGGGACACTTGCCGTCGCGGTGGTGCCGCGATGAACGCGCGGCAGGAAAAGCTGATCGAGCAGATCAACGCGGTGCTGGCGCTGGACGGCGATCTGATGACCTTGGCCGACATGGTGGAACTGGCGCGCAGGGGCCGCCTGCAGATCTTCCATCGTGACGATGCGGTGGTGGCGACCGAGGTGCTGGAATTTCCCCGCGCCAAGCGCGTCAACGGCGTGCTTGCGGCGGGCAGTCTGCGTTCCATCCTCGAAATCGAGCACGACGTGGAGGCATTCGCCCGCAGCGTCGGGGCGAGCGCGCTGGTGACGCATGGCCGCCCGGGCTGGGCGCGCGTCGGGCGGCGCACCGGGTGGTCGGTGAATTCCTGGTGCTACGTGAAGCGGCTCGGCGCACTGAATGGGGGCGATCCATGAGTATGGGGGGCGGCGGTAGCAGCGGATCGCAGACCCAGACCCAGCAGGTTATCCTGCCGCAATGGCTGCAGGACGCGGCCTCGAACTCGCTGACCAGCGCGCAGACGCTGGCGGCGCAGCCCTACACGCCCAATCCCTATTCGGCGGTGGCGCCGCAGACCGCCGACCAGACGCAAGCCTACCAGACCATCGAAAACATGCAGGGGCAGACCGCGCCCGCCTACCAGCAGGCCGAGGCGGCGGCGGGCGGTCTGCTGGGCCAGGCGAAGCCGATCACCACCGACCAGGTGGCCGCCGGCGCCACCGCGTTGATGAACCCCTACACTTCGGCGGTGGTGGATCCGTCGGTGGCGCTGATGCGCCAGCAGTTGCAGAAATCCATCCAGGGCATCGACGCCAGCGCGGCGAATGTCGGCGCGTTCGGCGGGTCGCGGCAGGGCGTCGAAGAAGGCACCGCGCAGGCGCAGGAAGCCTTGCAGGCCGGCCAGTTGCAGGGCGGCCTGCTGCAGCAGGGCTATGGCCAGGCGCTCGGTGCGTCGCAAGCCATCGCCGGGCAGAACCTGCAGGCCGGCGAGTGGGCGACCGCCGCGTTGCCGCAGCTTGCCACGGCCGGCGCGGCGCAGACCGCGCAGGAGGCGGGGCTGTTGCAGCAGGCCGGCATCGCGCAGCAGCAGCAGGCACAGGCCGGGTTGAACGTCAACGCGGCGAATCTGCAGAACCAGATCGAGTGGCCGTACGAACAGCAGCAGGTGCTGGAACAGGCGCTGACCTCGACGCCGTATGGCGGCACCACGATCACCACCGGGCCGAAACCGACCACCAACACGGCGGCCAGCGTGCTCGGCGGCGCCGCGTCGCTCGGAGCGTTGGGTGCCACGCTCGGCAGCGCGGTCCCTGGCGTTGGTACTGTGCTCGGCGGCGGCATTGGCGCTGCCGCCGGCGGCTTGTTGGGCATGTTCCACTAGGGGGGCGCGATGCCGGGTAGCGTTGACGATGACGCCTTTAGCGGCCCGATCTTCGGCGGTGATTACACGTTCGGCGCCAGCGAGGATCAGCCTTACGCCTTTGGCCAGCCGCAGGACGCGGCCGGCGGCGCCGACGGTGGCGGGTCGCAGCCTTATGCGTTCGGCGCCAATACCTTCGGCCCGACAGAGAGCTTCGGTGGGGCGCCGACCGATACCCGTTCCTTGGGGCAGCGTTGGAAGGCGTGGCTGAGCCAGAACCTTGGTGACGATGGATCGGCTGACGCGGCGGCCGGTGGCTCCGGGCAGACCGGCGCCCTGGCCGACAAGCTGAAAACCGCCCTGGCCGGCATGAAGGGGGCGGCGGAAGGACCGGCGCAGCCGGCCG